AATAGTAGAAAGTTGGTTTGAAAAGAGAGAACACTATCGAACATTAAAGAAAAAAGCAGGTAAGGAAAAAGACTGGACAAAGTACAATTCATATGACTTATTTCAATTTTCTTTTAAAATTTTACAAAATGCAATGTATGGTACATTTGCAAAAAATGGTTGGAGATTTACTGATGGACACTTAATATGTAGTTCAGCCATTACAAACTCAGGACAAAGACTAACTAAAGAAAGCATTAACTTTGTAAATGAGAAAATCAACACTGAAATTAAAGAAAAAAAACAAAACATTTGTATTAGTGACACTGATTCACTGTACATTGTGTTAGGTGATCTTTTAAAACATAGGTTTCCAAATCTTAAACAAGAAGATAAAAATGGTAAAATATTAGAATTAGCACAAGAAATACAAAATTCATCCAACTTTTACTTAAATGAGTTAAGCAAACGTTTGTTCAACATCAAACCCAACACTCACTACTTCCAGCTCAAACAAGAGGTAATTTGTGCTGGAGTACTTACAACAGGCAAAAGAAGGTACGCAATGTATGTTACCAACAAGGAAGGAGTAGACGTTAAAGAATTAGACATGAAAGGCATTGAGTTGATGAAGTCTAACATGAACAAACTGTTTAAAAAGTTTGGTGAAAATTTTATCAAGGACATACTGTTTGGAAAACCACAAGAAGAAATAGACAATTCAATTGTTAACTTTTACAAGTCACTTAAAACACTAGATCCTAAAGTGTTAGGCAAACCAATGGGAGTAAAACAAATAACAAACTATCAAGTAAAAGCAACAACAGGAGAAATATTTAGTAGATTTAAGTTGAAAACTCCTATAAATACTCGTGCCGCTGTGGTATATAATGACTTGTTAAAGTTTAAAAAGCTAGACAAAAAATATGAAAGTATAATTGAAGGTGACAAATTGTTTATCATTAACCTAAAACAAAATCCATTTGGATTAAGGGTTATAGGGATACCAAACGCGAAAGTACCTCCTGAAATTGAGGAGTTTGTAAAGACATATATAGATATAGAAGAAATATTTGACTCATTATTAGCCAACAAATTAAAGAGTATATATAGTGATCTAAAATGGGGTTGGGTTATCTTAAATCCAAATGTTGGAAAGTTCTTTAACTTCTAGCATATTTATAACAAATGGAAAATGCACGATTTTATGTATATGCTCATTTAAGAAAAACAGATGGTAAATGTTTTTACATTGGTAAAGGATCAAGAAAAAGATATAAAGCTAAAGAAAGTAGAAATCCACATTGGTGGAATATAGTTAATAAACATGGTTTTGAATCTATAATACTTGTAAATAATATATCTGAAATAAAAGCATTTGAGTTAGAAGCAGAAATATGTAAACAAATTGGTTATGAAAATTTATGTAATGTTAGAGAAGAATTAGGTAATGGTGGATGGTCTCATTCTAAAGAAACTAAAGACAGTATAAGTAAAGCTCTTAAAGGAAGAATACAATCTAAAGAAACTATACAAAAACGTAGTGAATCTCTTAAAGGAAATATTTCTCTTTCTAATCCAAAACGGGGTTTAAAGATAAGTAAATCTTTAATAGGAAATAAAAAACGTGGTGATAATATAAGTAAATCACTTATAGGGAAATCAAAAACTAAACATCATTCTGATAATATAAGTAAAAATAATAAAGGTATTACTAGAAATCAAAAACCCATCATACAGTATGATTTAAAAGGAAATCTAATTAAAGAATGGCCAAGTATAATTGAAGCTAAAAAATATATTAAAGCAGACATAAATGCATCCCTCTCAGGAAAACAAAAAACAGCAGGAGGTTTTAAATGGAAATATAAATAAGATTTGGCTTACAATATTTAAAAACATATATTAAAGTTATGATTTCAAAAGTAGAATTTCAAGCAGTTATAAACAAATACTATTTAAACGGCCTCATAGAAGGAGTTAAATGGGATGTAAAAAGTAACAATCTAAACATTAAATTTACTGCTCCAACTAGAGAAATGATTGGAGAAATAAACTACAGCAATTTTAACTTAGTAGACTCATCAGTTGGAATAAGCAACACAACTCAACTTCTTAAACTCATAGGAATTTCAAGTGGAGAAATAATGTTAGACTACATTAAAAATGGTAAAACATTTACTAAACTTATTATTGCAGACAATCAATTCACTGTCAACTATGCCTTAGCAGACATATTAACTGTTCCAAAAACTGGAGCGTTTAATGGTTCTAACATATTCAACTTAGAAACAGAATTAAATGGAGAAATTATAACTGCCCTAATAAAAGCAAAATCTGCCTTGTCTGAAAGTGAAACAGTTGTGTTCAAACCAACCACAAGCATAGATGGAGACTTTCAACTTGAACTTACATTTGGAGGAGACATTGAATATGCAAATAAAGTATCTTACTTTATGACTAACTTTACACAAAAAGATGTGCCATCTGACTTTACTTTAAGTTTTAGTTCAAACTTGTTGAAGGAAATACTATCAGCCAATAAAGACTCTGTTAAAGCAAAAATGAGCATTAACTTAGATGGACTGTTAAAGTTGTCATTTGAAACAGCTAACACCGTAAGCACATATTACATGGTTAAAAAAGACATATAATGTTTACAATAAGCAAACAAGTAGTAGAATGGGAAGATGCTTTATACATAATTAAACGCATTCTTAAAGAAGATACATTTCCTGCAGATTTTGTGCAGGAGTACAAGGAGTACATTTGTGCTGACACTGTGTTGAAAAAAGATGGTTTATATTACTTTTGCCAAAAGATTGAAGAAGCACAATTAGTTGAAGAAGAAGAAATTAAGCTTGTTTATCCACCTGAATCTTAATATATTTATCATAGTAAAATAAGTTATAAACCAAAAAAGTTATATGAAATTAACAGCAGTTTTCAACTCAATCATTGTCAAACCCCAAACACAAGAAGAAACTACTTATGGAAGTATCATAGTTCCTGACCTCGGCCGCGAGAAGAACCTAACAGGTACTATTGTGTCTGTAGGTCCTGGTTATCACTGTGCAACAGGAGAATTTGTAGCTTCAACATTAAAAGTAGGTCAAAAGGTAATTTTACCTCAAATGGGACCAACTAAAATAGAATTTGAAGGAGAAGAATACTATGGTACATTAGAAAATCAAGTAATAGCAATTATAAACGACTAAAACAAAGTTATGAACAAAAACATTGAATTTGGTTCTGAAGCAAGAAAAAAACTTGTCAGTGGAATCAACAAGGTAGCCAACGCAGTTACCTCAACATTAGGACCAAATGGTCGAAATGTCATTTACACTGAGTACGGTGAAGTAAGGTCAACAAAAGACGGAGTTACTTGTGCTAAACAAATTTCCGACTTAGAAGATCAAGTGGAAAATTTAGGCGCTCAAATGATTAAACAAGCAGCCATTAAAACAGGCAACAATGCAGGTGATGGAACAACCACATCAACTCTACTAGCTCAAAGTATTATAAATGGAGGTTTAACTTACTTAGACAAAGGAGCAAATGCAGTAGAAATCAAACGTGGAATAGATGCTGCAGTAAAAGAAGTAGTAACATCTTTACGCAAAGACATTTCTAAAGACATTACTTCAGAAACTCAACTAGAACAAGTAGCAACAATTTCTGCAAACAATGATGTTGAAATTGGAAAATTAATTGCAGCAGCAATGGAAAAAGTAGGTCGTGAAGGAGTAGTTCACATTGAAGAGTCTAAAAGTGGAGACACATATTTAGAAACAGTAGAAGGAATGCAATTTGACAGAGGATACAAGTCACATTATTTTGTCACAAACAACAATGACATGACTTGCACTTTAGAAGAACCATACATTTTAATTGCAGACAAACGATTTACTCAAGTAAAAGACTTACTGCCAATTTTAGAAAGTATTTCATCAACAGGTAAATCTTTATTTATCATTGCTGAAGACATAGATGGAGAAGCTTTATCTACACTTATAGTAAACAAAATTCGAGGCACAATTAAAGTGGCAGCAGTAAAAGCTCCTGACTTTGGAGACCGTAGAAAACTCATTTTAGAAGACATTGCCACAATGACAGGTGGACAAGTGTTTAGCAGTGAAAAAGGCATGAAGTTAGACAAGTTTTCTTGGGAATGGTTTGGAAGTGCTCGTTTGGTTACAGTAACTAAAGACCAAACAACAATTGTTGATGGTAAAGGAACAGTTGAAAAAATTGAAGAAAGAATTGATGAACTGCAAATGCAAATTGACAAGTCAACAGTACCATTTGAAAAAGAAAAACTACAAGAACGTTTAGCAAAGTTTATAGGTGGAGTAGCAATTATACATGTTGGAGGAAATAGTGAATTAGAAATGAAAGAAACTAAAGACAGAGTAGATGATGCTTTACACGCTACAAAAGCAGCCATTGAGGAAGGCATAGTACCAGGAGGAGGAGCTGCATTGTTATACGCTAGAGAAGCTATTACCATTTCTAAAGAAGATTTAAACTCAGACATTCACATTGGTAAAAAAATTGTTAAAGAAGCATGTCTTGCTCCATTTATGAAAATTTTAACAAATGCTGGCTACACCGAAGGAGATTGTTACAGGTTGATCAACAAAATGGAAGGAAAAAACAATTGGAAAGGATACAACATCAAAAGTGAAACATTTGTAGACATGAAAGAGGCAGGCATCATTGATCCAACTAAAGTAACAAGAAATGCTTTAGAAAATGCATCATCTGTTGCAGGCACAGTTTTGTTAACAGAAGCAGCAATTGTAGAAGTAAACAATGACAAAAAAGAAGAATTAGCTTCACCTCAAATGTACTAAAACATGGAACAAGAAGTTTACACACTAATCGCTAAACGCTATCCACCAGGAGATTCTTGGAAGTTGATTGATGATAAGGTTATACATAAGTCTTTAACAGAAGCATTAGAGGCATACTATCAAAAAACTCAAACGGCTTATGACTTTAAACTGTCGCCTTTAAAAGGAGAAATATACATCATCACAAATGAAACTGTGGCTCCTGAACCGCCTAAAAAATTTAACATTTACGGAGACTAGTTTGGCTTACAAAATTCTCTAACATATATTTAAATAAAAATAAAAGTTATGACTCAAAATGCATACATTGAAGTAATGCAAGACCGTTTAGACTGGTGTGTTGAAAAAGAACGTTATGAAATGGCTGCTAAATTAAGAGATTTAATTATATATGAAAGCACAGATGATAAGAAATTTAAACACCAATATTATCTTAATTTGCTTAAAAAATATGCTCCTGAATGTCCTGAGTTTTATGAGACAATGAAGAAGAAATACAATTTTTAAATAAAAGTTATGTCAAAAAGGTTACACACAATATTAAATGAAAAGTATCGTCCAGACACTTTAGAAGGATACATTTGTAAAGATGAAGTGAAAGCTAAATTTCAAGAATTCATTGACAAACAAGACATTCCACACCTCCTATTTGCAGGAAAACCAGGCGCAGGAAAAACAACACTTGCAAAAATATTAGTCAACAACATTGACTGTGACTTTCTTTACATAAATGCTACAGATGAGAGAAGCATAGACATTATGAGAGACAAAGTAGGAGCATTTGCTGCTGCTGGTAGCTTTGCACCACTCAAAATAGTGATATTGGATGAAGCAACTCACATTTTACAAGCAGGACAAGTCATTTTGTTAAACATGATGGAAACATATTCTTTAACTACTCGTTTTATTTTAACAGGAAACTATGCAGAACGACTTATAGAACCTTTAAGAAGCAGATGTCAAGAATTTGACTTGTCTCCCCCAAGTAAAAAAGTAGTGGCACAACATGTTAGCATTATCTTAGACAAAGAAGACATTGAATATGAAATTCCTGATTTAGTCACTATTGTAAACAAGTTTTATCCTGACTTTAGAAAAATCATCAACAACTGTCAAAAGTACACTATTGATGGAACTTTAACATTAGACAACTCAATAAATGAATCTAATGACTATCAAGTAAAAATACTAGAAGAATTAAAAAAACCATCTACTAAGTCGTTTAATGTTATAAGGCAAATTGTTGCAAATTCGGAAGTAGATGACTTTGAAAGTTTATATAAATTTTTATACAATAAATTAAATGAATATGCTAAAGAAAATGAAGGTACAATTATATGTACTTTGGAGGAACATATGTATCACGCTCATTTTGTTTTGGACAAAGAGATAAATATTATGAGCACTATTTCTCGTGTATTGGAAATCATTTCTACTAAAAAATAATTGAACGTTTGTTTCCTTATCCATTTTGACAATATTTATAATAAAACATGGATTATCAAAGAATATACAGTCAAATAATAGAACGTGCTAAAATTCGTCAAATACAAGGTTATAAAGAAAAACACCATGCCATACCTAAATGTTTAGGTGGATCAAACAATAAAGAAAATATAGTAGAACTAACAGCAAGAGAACATTTTTTATGTCATCGTTTATTGGTTGAAATTTATCCTAAAAATGAAAAACTAAAATATTCTTTATGGTTAATGGCTACAGGAAAACGAAGATGGAAAACAGCAGAATCTTATTGTATTAGTAGTAGAACATATGAATCTGTAAAATTAGAATTTTCTAAATTAATGAAAACCAAAAAAACAAATTTAGGTAAAACATTTTCAAAAGAAACTAAATTAAAACAAAGCTTATCTCATTTAGGAAAAAAAGATAGTGAAGAAACTAAAAAGAAAAAAAGCCAAATTAAATTAGGACATGTAAAAGATAATGAATGGAAGAAAAATCTTTCTGAATCAGCATCAAAATCTTTCGGACGACCTATTTTACAAAAAGATCTTAAAGGTAATGTAATTAAGGAATGGGAAACAGGTAAAAAAGCATCAACTGAGTTAGGATTAAGTTACATGGCTATCAATGCATGTTGTGTTCAAAATGAAAAACACTTACCAAGAAAAAGAGATAAATTAAAAATTGGAAAATACGTTTCCCTTAATTATATTTGGGAATATAAAAAAATATGAAAAATAATAAACATCAAATGCTGTACGCAGCAAATAAATTAAGAGATATTTTATTATCAATTGAAAATATTCTTGAGGGATATGAAGGTATAGAAGGTAATAAAAACTATGTAAAGTATTGTCAAAGCAAAGTAAAGCAAGCTAATGAAGATGATGCTACATTGAAGCAAATTTATGATGATACATATAATGTAGATATGGCAAAACGAAAAGCTATAAATGTTGCACCACTTTATAAAATAGTAGAGAAGTATTTTAAAATATTGGATGACATTGATACAGCTAGTGATATGTTTAAACCAAAATGGTGTAAAATTACTAAAGTTGTATCTTATCTTGAACAACTTCGTTGGATTTATTGTATTGTTGAAAATGAAAGAAATGAAAATGGTGACATGATAATAAATGGAGAGTGTTTTAAAAAAGAGGAACGTATATTTTTATCATTAACATAATAAACTAACAATCAAATAAACAAAAAAAAAAAAAAAAAAAAAGAGCCAAGAAAAATTAAAAATGAAAATGGAAACATTAGAAGAATTAGAACAACGTTTAGCTGAAGATAATAAAAAGAAAAACATTGCTGTACGAGCAATGGAGTACGAAAACGCTGCTAGACTCAGAGAAGAAGAAAGAACACTATTAAAATTAATCGAAGAAAAACAATCAAATAAACAAATATGAGCAACGAACAATTAAAAATGAAAATGGACATCACTCAGTCCACTCCCATTCTTTCAGAAGATGGAAAACCAATACTACTAGCTGAAGGAGCGGTTTTAAGAAAAATGAGTAAATTTCTAGCAGGAACAGCTGAGGATGCTTTAATTCCAATTCCTGTTATGTATAATGTTAGCACTAACAAGATTCTTTTAGACATGATTCCTAAAGAAATTAGAGATGATTATAAAGACATTGGTTTTACTTTAGGAAAATAATATGACAAAAACATCTAGTAAAGTAAAGACATTTACCATCTTTGATTTTCTTAAAGCAATCATTGACACAAAACCAAATTGGGACACATTTGGACCTGAACAAAGAAAAGTGTTTAACATATACATGATTCATAAATTTTTAAGCATGAATCCAAAGTATGTTGACATTGCCAACTACATTCAAAAGTTAAACATTCAAGATCCTAAAAAATTGTATGAAGTGTACTGTTATATGATTCCACAAAGTAAAAACACTTACTCTCCTTACATCAAGTCAACTGTTAAAAAAACCTTATCACCTGAAGTGCTGCAACATGTTTCTGAATATTTTAAATGTTCAACAAGTGAAGCAGAAGAATACATTCAAATTACAGATGATAAATGGCTGGAAAATGTTTTGCTAAGTAAGGGAGTTGACGAAAAACAAGTTAAAAAATTAATTAAATGATAAAATACACAGAATACACTCCCGATTCAATTGTTCAAACAATTGTAGAAAAATTTGTTGACAGAGCTAAAATGGGAGAAAAAAAATACGGTGTAACATTAGACAGAGTTGACTTATCAATTGAAGACTTTATTGAACATGCCTTGCAAGAACATATGGACGCCATTTTATATCTTCAAAAAGTAAAAACAATGTTAAAATCTAATGGCTAAAAACAAAATTCCTTCCATCATAAAGAAAATATAGGCATACAAACCAACAGCTGTAGACTATGCATTTCAAAAAAGCATATCTTACTCACAACGGTCAATGTTTTTATCTTGCCCTAAAAAGTGGTCTTTACAGTATAAGGAAGGACATAAAATACCTAGTTTTTCTATAAACATGACTTTTGGCATTGCAGTTCATGAAACACTGCAAAACTACTTGTCTGTGATGTACAATGAAAGTGGAGTAAAGGCAGATGCCATAAACATAGAAGAATACTTTGAAGAAAGATTTAGAGAAAACTATGCGAAGGGCTATAAGGACAATAAAAATGTTCACTTCAGCAGTCCAAAAGAAATGAGAGAATTCTATGATGATGGTTTAGCCATTTTAGACTTCATCAAGAAAAAGAGAAGTGAATATTTTAGTTTGAAAGATTGGCATTTAGTAGGAATTGAAATGCCCATTGTTATTGCGCCAAATAAAACGCATAACAACGTTTTATTCAATGGATTTATTGACTTAGTCTTATACCATGAACCTACAAATCAATTCATTATATACGACATAAAAACTAGCACTCGTGGATGGAAAGACAAAGAAAAGAAAGATGAAGTTAAACAATTTCAAATATTGTTGTACAAGTCATTTTTTAGTGAACAGTTTGGAGTAGATGAAGAAAACATAGATGTTGAATTTTTTATAGTAAAAAGAAAAATATGGGAAGAAAGTGAATTTCCTCAAAAACGCATTCAACAGTTCAACCCTGCAAATGGCAAAACAAAAGTTAAAAAAGCCAAAACAGCATTGGGCACTTTTATAGAAGAAACATTTAATCTTGATGGTTCATATAAGACTGTAAGTCACCAAGCAACACCGTCAAAATGGGCTTGTGCATATTGTCCTTACCGCCAACTAAAATCATTATGTTCAGAAGGAATATAATTACATAGATTTTTTATATTTTTGTAATATTTATAATAAAACATAAATATGAAAAATCTAGGAATTTATAAAATAACGAGCCCTAGTGGTAAAGTTTATATAGGACAATCAACTGAGATAGATAATAGATGGAAATATTATTCAAAAGTAAAATGTAAAGATCAACCTAAACTTTATAATTCACTTAAAAAATACAGTTGGGAAAAACATATGTCTGAAGTTATAGAAGAATGTTTAGTTGAACAATTAGATGAAAAAGAAATATTTTATAAACAACAATTTATAAATGAATTTGGTTGGAATAAAGCATTATTTTGTCATTTAATTGATGGAAAAGGAGGATATAAAAGTCAAGAAACTAAAGATAAAATAAGTAAGGCAAATAAAGGAAGAAAACATTCTACAGAATCATGTTTAAAAAAATCAATGTCACTTATGGGAAGAATTGAATCTGAGGAAACTAAAAAATTAAAAAGTAAAAGCAATATGGGTGTAAGTAGAGGTAAAGGTATTCCTAAATCAAAAGAACATATACTAAAAACTAGTAAAAGTTTACGAAAACCTATCCTCCAATATGATTTACAGGGGAATTTTATTAAAGAATGGGAAGGGAGAATTGAAGTTAAAAAAATACTAAATTTAGATGTAAATTCATGTATAAACAAAAAGGCCAAAACATCAGGAGGATACATATGGAGAAAAAAAACAGATCCACTTCCTCCTAGGTTTGATTTAGAAATGTTTTTGACAAAAAAAGATAAAGGAGTTAAAAAACATATGTCTAAACAACATAAAGAAAACATAGGAAAAGCCTTAAAAGGAAGAAAAATAATATGGAATACCAAACCTTAGTAAAGATTTATACAATGAGGCGATTTTAAAGTAGAATACATATATTTATATATAACCAATATATACTACTATGGATGAAATACTCACATCAGTAAAAGTTAACAAAGAAATATTTGACACTTTTAAAATAGAATGCATTAAACGTAAATTTTCTTTAAATAAGCTTGTAAATCGAGCAATGGATTTATATCTTAACTCAGAAGAATTTAGAAAACAAGTTACCAATCACAATAAATAAACACTAAACAAGTTATATGAATTCAAGTTTTGCCTATTTGCCTCAAAATGAGAGGAAAAAAATCATGCTCATTTGTGACGACATTCGAGTACACTCAGGAGTAGCAACTGTTGCTCGAGAAATGGTTCTTAACATAGCCCAACACTTCAACTGGATACAAGTTGCAGGAGCACTAAATCATCCAGACAAAGGTAAAAAATTAGACATTTCTCAAGACACTAATCTCAACACAGGATTGACAGACAGTTCAATTGCCATTTATCCAGTAGATGGATATGGTGACGCCAATTTAATTAGACAACTTATTAAAATTGAAAAACCTGACGCTGTATTTTTAATCACTGATCCAAGATATTTCATTTGGCTGTTTCAAATTGAAAATGAAATTAGAAGAAAAATTCCCATTGTTTACTTAAACATTTGGGACAACTATCCAGCTCCAATGTACAACAGACCATACTATGAAGCATGTGATGCATTGTTAGGCATTTCTAAACAAACTGTAAACATCAACAAGTTAGTGTTAGGAGATAAGGTTAAAGATAAAATAATTGAATATGTGCCTCATGGATTAAATCATGATTTATTCAGACCTTTTTCTAATGAGGAAAAGAAAAATCCTGAATATGTTAAATTTAAAAATGAAATGTTTAAAGGAAAAGAATATGACTTTGTTTTATTTTTCAACTCAAGAAACATTCGCAGAAAACAAATTCCAGACACTTTACTAGCATATAAATTGTTCATTGATGAATTGCCTAAAGAAAAAGCAAAACATTGTGCTATAATGTTACACACTCAAATATGTGACGACAATGGAACAGATTTAGCAGCAGTAAAAGAATACTTATTTAGTGACGATGAAAAGTACAACATTTTGTTTTCACCAGGAATGTTAAATCCTCAACAAATGAGCTATTTATACAACTTAACAGACGCTCAAATATTGTTAACAAGCAATGAAGGTTGGGGATTAGCATTAACAGAAGCCATTTTATGTGGAAATGTAATTGTAGCAAATGTAACAGGAGGAATGCAAGACCAAATGCGTTTTGTAAAAGATAAAAAATGGATGGAATTAGACGCTGATTTTCCTTCCAACCACAACGGCACAGTCAAAGAACATGGAGAATGGGCCTTTCCAGTATTTCCAACTAGCAGATCAATTCAAGGTTCTCCTATTACTCCATACATTTGGGACGACAGATGCACAGCAGAAGATGCAGCAAAACAAATTAAAGCAGTTTATGACTTAAGTAAAGAAGAACGTAAAGCAAGAGGATTGAAAGGTAGACAATGGGCTTTAAGTGATGAAGCAGGATTAACAGGAGAAAAAATGGGTCAAAGAATCATTAAATATTTAGACATTTTGTTTTCAACTTGGAAGCCAAGAGCAAAATTTGAACTTATCAACACCAAAAATGTAGAAAAAAGAGTATTAAATCATAAAATTATATATTAATGAAATTATTAAAATTATTATTAGAAATATACAAAGAAGAATATAATTTAAATTTAACAGAAGGTTTAATTAAAACTACAAATATAGGAAAAACTCTAAACATTTTAGAAAAAAAATATTCTTCAAAATTTATATTTTCTAAATCTAAAAATTCATTTTCTATTAAGACTTTTAGTACTGACATAAATGCTTTAAACAATGGAATTATTAAAGATGCAAATAATTTAGGATGGTTTCCTTCATATGTAGAAACAGAAGAATACACAGGTAAATGGAATGAAAAATATTTTAAAGAAGGTGAAATTAAGTTAAGATTTGAAGCCAAATTTGATGAAGAAATAGTTGAAAACATACCGGATATTTTATACCATATTACTCCAACTCAAAATGCTGATAAAATTTTAAAAATAGGACTAGTTCCTAAATCAAGATCAAAAGCATCATATCATCCTGACAGAGTTTATTTATCTAAAGATTTAAAAGATGTAGAAAATTTAGGTGAAATGTTTTTTCAAAAAACAGGAATAAATGATTGGACAATATTAAAAATAAAAACAGATATGGTTCCTGGGGATTATTTAAAACTATATACTGATCCTAATTATAAACAAGGATATTATACATTAAATAACATACCTTCACAAGCAATAGAAAAAATTAAAAATATAAACATTAAATAAAATTTATGAATAGTAAAAATACATGCGTAATCTACGCACCAGTAGATACATTATCAGGATATGGCTCTCGCTCTCGAGACACTGTAAAATCAATCATTGAATTGAAAAAAGATGAATGGGATTTTAAAATTATACCTTGCAATTGGGGAAACACTCCAAATGGATTTATTGAAGACAATCCTGAATGGCATTTTTTAAATAAATATCTTTATCCACAACAACTTACCACTCAGCCAGATGTTATGATTTGGATTACTGTGCCAAATGAATTTCAAAAAGTAGGAAAATACAACATTGGCATAACTGCAGGTTTAGAAATAAACATGGTACCTGCTGAATGGATTGAAGGAATGAACAGAATGGACTTAACATTAGTGTCATCAGAACATTCTAAAAAAGCATTTTTAGCGTCTAAATTTCAAAAAGTAAATGACACAACAAAACAAGTAGAAAGTATTGTTGAAATGAAAACACCTATTGAAGTAATATTTGAAGGTGTTGACACAAACATTTACAAATACTTAGAAGTGTCTAACAAAAAAATAGGCAACCTAGATTCAATTTCTGAAGATTTTTGCTACTTGTTTTTAGGACATTGGCTTCCAGGTGACTTAGGAGAAGACAGAAAAAATGTAGGACTGCTAATTAAAGCATTTATAGAAACATTTAAAAATAAAAAAGTAAAACCTGCTCTTATTTTAAAAACATCTTTAGTAGGTTCATCATACATGGAACGTGATGAAATTTTAAAAAGAATTGAACAAATTAAATCAACATGTGCCACTGTAGACATGCCTAACATTTACTTGTTACATGGAGAATTTACAGATGAAGAAATAAATGAATTGTATAACCATGTAAAAGTAAAGGCAATGGTATCGTTAACTAAAGGTGAAGGATTTGGAAGACCACTACTTGAGTTTACTCAAAGTAAAAAGCCAATTATAACAACAAACTTTAGTGGCCATTTAGACTTCTTAAAGCCAGAATTTACAACTTTAATCAATGGCACTTTAACACCTGTTCATCCAAGTGCTGCAAACAACATGTTGTTGAAAGAAGGTTCATGGTTTTCACCTGACACAGGTCAAGTAGGATTTTACTTAAAAGACATGTTTGAAAATTATAAAAACTATGTTGATGGAGGAAAAAGGCAAGGATTTTACTGTAAACAAAATTTCTCATTTGAAAAAATGACTGAAAAAATGTCTGAGTACTTAAAACTAATTCCTGAATTTCCAAAACAAATACAATTAAAATTACCACAATTGAAAAAAATCGAATTACCAAAACTAACTAAAATATGAAAGACAACTTAATTATATGTAAACACTGCTCTTCAGATGCATGCTATGTTGTAGAAAACTCTACGTCAATAAAAACATATTCTTGCTTTGGATGTGGATTCACAACAAACTCTTTAATGAAAGAAGGAGAAGAATTTTACACTCAACAACTAGAAGTGTTACCTGAACTGTATAAAGATTCAACATTTAAAGATGAAGACAACTTAATATGGATGCCTACTACTATAAACGTGCCACAACAAGGTATGGTATTTTACAATGGCACATCTAAAGAAAATGCTAAATGGGCAGGAGTAAAAGCTGTTGAAGTTTTAGAGGAGGAAAAAGCAAAATATCCAATTAAAAGCAAACCAGGCGAATTTTACAAATGGAGAATGGACATGACTACAATGAAGTCTTTTGAAATGAAAGATTTTATGGAGGCTTTATCTTACATAGGAGTAATTCCAGAGTAAATTTGTAAAAGCAAAATAAACTTTATATATTTAAAGTATGAAAATTAGTTATGCAATTACTGTTTGTAATGAGTTAGAAGAAATAATAAGATTACTTGATCTTCTTCTTAAAAACAAGCAAAAGCAAGATGAAATTGTAGTGTTAATGGACACAGTAAAAGCTAATGAACAGTTAACATCAACTCTGCGTCATTATGAAATGCACAACATGGATCACATGGTTGTGTGGCCAGGAGAATTTGAAGGACACTTTGCCAATTGGAAAAACAAACTTAATAGTTACTGTTCAGGAGACTATATTTTTCAAATAGATGCTGATGAAATGGTTAGTGAAACATTAATTCAAAACTTACCTGACATTTTAAAATACAATTTAAACAATGAAGTTTACTTAGTTGCTAGAATCAACACAGTAGATGGATTAACAGATGAACATATCAACAAATGGAAGTGGAATGTAAATGAAAATAATTGGATAAATTTTCCTGATTATCAATGGAGAATTTACAAAAATGATTCTAAAATTGTTTGGATAAATAAAGTACATGAGTGCCTATCAGGATTTAATACATATGCTAATTTGCCACCAGCATTAGAATACTGTTTATTGCATCACAAAATAATAGCAAAGCAAGAAAAACAAAACAATTATTATAGTACATTATGAAAATATTAGTCACAGGAGGTACTAGTACTGTTGGTAAACACTTAAAACAAATGTTACCTCAAGCTATTTATCATAGCAGTAAAGACTGTGACTTAACTGATTACAACCAAACATTAAAAATATTCAAAGACATATCACCAAACATTGTCATTCATTTAGCTGGACTTGTTGGAGGCATACAAGACAACATTAACAGACCAGTAGATTATTTAGAACAAAATTTACTAATTAACACCAATGTTATTAAGGCATCTTACAAAACAAATGTTAATAAACTAATAGCACTTTCAAGCACATGTTCCTATCCAGATAAAGTTGACAACTATCCTATGACTGAAGAGGATACATTTCAAGGACCTCCTTCACCAACTAACTTTGGTTATGCCTACAGTAAAAGATGTATGATTAGCTTAATAGAAGCATACAATAAACAATACAATACACAATACTGCTACATTACTCCATCTAATCTTTACAGTGAATTAGACACTAACAAACAAATAAAAGCCCATTATGTGACTGCTTTAATTGATAAAATTATAGAACAAGACTTAATTGGAGGAACAACTATTAACTTATTAGGAACTGGAAAACCTTTAAGACAATTTACTTATGCTGGTGACGTTGCAGACATAATAAAAATAATGGTAAATAACAATGTAAATAAATCATTTAATGTGTCTAATCCTGAAACATATAGTATTAATGAATTAGCTGACATAGCTTTAAAAACGTTAAATAAGAGTCATTGGAACATAATTTATAGTTCACCTGAATTAGATGGTCAATATAGAAAAGATGTGTCAATTACCAAAATGAATAAAATATTACCTAACTTTACTTTTACTAAATTTGCAGATGGAATAAAAAAAGTATATGAAAATAAAAAGTAATTTTTTCAATTCTGAAACATTTAAAGAAAAGCTAAATCATTTAAAAGACATTGATTTTTCTTTATTTATTGAATGTATTCCGTCAACACAAGAAGAACTATCTTCTATAAACATAATAACCTTACATGAACCAAATGAATATTTTGGTTTACATGATTGGGCTATTCAAAATAAAGATACATTTGCAGCTATATTAACTTGGGATGATAAAATATTAAACAACTGTGAAAATGCTGTATTTTTACCTTTTGGCCATACTTGGTTTAAATCTGATCAATATGAAAAAGAACATAAAAAAGAATTTAAAGTAGCTCATTTATGTGGTGAGTTGCTAAAATCTTATGGACATCAAATACGTCATGAAATTTTAGCTAGAGAAAAAGAAATAAAAATACCTACAAAATTTTACAAAACAATAGGAAATAGACATAATATTGAAGATGCTAGAATAGGTAAAGAAAAAGTATTTGGAGATGTTCAATATGGGATTGCCATTGAAAATTTTTCTCATAGAGGATGGTTTAGTGAAAAAATATTAGACTGCTTTTTATTAAAAACAATTCCTATCTATTGGGGATGTTCAAATATAGGTGATTTCTTCAATAAAGAGGGAATAATAGAATTTGGAAATGTAGATGATTTTATTTATATTTCAAACAAATTAAATGGAGAATATTATCATCAACATGTTAATGCAATTGAAGACAACTATCAAAAGGCTCTTCAATATGTTAATTATGAACAAAATGTCACTAATAAATTAACAGAAATATTTAAATTAAATAATTTAATATGAATAAAAAAGAAGAAATACTAAATTTAATTACTTCATATATAGAAGAAAAAAATCAAAATAAAACCTGGAAACCAGGAGAAGATTGGATACAATACTCAGGACCATATTTTGACTCTAAAGAATACACAGCAGCTGTTGAGTCATTATTAGGAGGTTGGTTTATTTTAGGAGAAAAAGGAAGACAATTTGAACAAAAATTTGCCCCACTATTAGGAAAAAGAGATGGTATATTAGTCAACTCAGGTAGTTCAGCTAATTTATTAATGGTTTCATTATTAAAAACAAAACGTTGGGGAAAATTACCTAAAGGATCTAAATTCATTACTCCAGTAGTATGTTTTCCAACTACAATTAATCCATTGATACAGTGTGGTTTTGAGCCAGTATTTGTAGATGTTACTTTACCTAGTTTAAACATTGATTTAGATGCAGTTGAAAAATTACTTGAAGAAGATGTAAATGGAGAAATTAAAGGACTTATTTTTGCTCATGTATTAGGTAATCCACCTGACATGGATAGAGTAATGCAAATTGTTAAAAAATATAAATTAATATTTTTAGAAGATAGTTGTGATGCATTAGGTTCAATATGGGATGAAAAACCTTTAGGATCATTTGGTGACATTTCAACATGTTCATTTTTTCCTGCTCACCATATGACAATGGCTGAAGGAGGATTTGTAGCAGTTAATCATCCAAGGCATAGAATGGCTTTAGCATCTTTAAGAGATTGGGGACGAGCATGTTACTGTAACAGTGTCAAACCAGGTAACATTATTGGAGGAACAGCTTGTGGCAATAGATTAAGCAATTGGTTTAAAGGACAAGATGATATAGTTTATGATCATAGATTTGTATTTGATGAAATAGGCTATAATTTAAAACCAACTGAAATGCAAGCAGCAATGGGTTTAGCTCAGTTAGATAAATTAGATGAAATGCATACTCGAAGAAGATCAAATTTTAAAAGAATGTACAGCATTTTTAAAAAATATGAAGATTTAGTTTATTTACCTGAAACATTAGACAAAGCAGATCCATCTTGGTTTGGATATTTAATTACTTTAAAAGACAATTGTGGATTTAACAAAAATGATTTAGTAGAACATTTAGAAAATGCTAAAATACAAACACGATCTTACTTTACTGGTAATGCTTTATTTCACCCAGCATATGAAGAATTAGCAGCTAATTATGAAAATCCTAGAGAACAATTTCCAATAGCTACTAAATCAAGTAAAGATACATTCTTTATGGGAGTTTATCCTGGATTAACAGAAGAACAATTAAATTACATTGAAATAGTAGTTGATAAATTTTTTCAAAATTTAAAATAATATGAATATATTAATAGCTGGAGGTTGTGGATATGTAGGTACCCAATTAGTAAAAACACTCAACCAACGAAATCATAATGTTACCATAGTTGATTTACAATGGTTTGGAAATAAAACAGGTCAAGAAGTAATTAATAAAGATATTTTTGATATAAACACTAACTATTTATCTAATTTTGATTGTGTTATTTTTACAGCGGGTTTATCAAATGACCCCATGGCAGATTTTTCACCTGCTAAAAATTTTATATACAATGCGGCTTGTCCTTCATATTTAGCTTACATAGCTAAAAAAGCAGGAGTAAAGAAATTTGTATATGCAAGCAGTTGTTCAGTGTATGGATTTACAGATGATAAATTTTCAACTGAAGAAGATTTAACAATCACTCAACATCCATATGGTATTTCTAAACTGCAAGGTGAAAGAGGAGTATTACAAATAGCTGATGATAATTTTAAAGTTATTGCTTTAAGAAAAGGAACAGTATGTGGATATTCTCCTAGAATGAGATTAGATTTAGTTTTAAATATTATGTTTAAAAATGCTATGTCTGACAATGTCATCACAGTTAACAACCCAGAAATATGGAGACCAATTTTATCAATTCAAGATGCGGTTCAAGCATATGTTAACGCTGTAGAAATAGATGCTCCATCAGGTACATACAATGTATTTTCAGATAACTATCAAATAAAAGAATTAGCAGAAATAGTTAAAAATAAAGTAGAAAAATTTATAGAAAAATCAATAGAAATAAAAACTTTAAATATACATGATGTAAGAAATTACAAAGTAAGTTTGGAAAAAGCAAAAAAATTTCTTAATTTTACACCTAAATATAAAGCAGAAGAAATTGTAGAAGATTTAATATTTAATTATTCTCAATTTTCTGATTTTGATAATGATTTATATTATAACATAAATACCTTTAAAAATATAAAATGAAAATATATGATAATGGTACTCCAATTCGAAATTAGTTACATGCTCAAGATACTGCTAATGCTATAATAACAATTATAAAATCTGAAGTTAAAAATGAGATTTTTAACATTTGTGGAGGTTTTAAGCAAAGTAATTTTGATACTGTAAAAAAATTACTTATATTAAATGATATAAATATAGAAGATATAAATAAACATATTGATTGGTCTTGTATTAGACCAGGACAAGATGTTAGATACGCTTTAGATGACTCTAAATTAAGAGCATTAGGGTGGAAGTCTAAAAAACAATTTGATAAAGAGTTAAAACATATAGTTGAATATTATAAAAATAAATTTATTTGGTAAACATGAATATAAGAGAATCAAAATGTGTAAAAATCCTAACAGACCTTATTGAGAGTGAGGGACTAATAGGTATCAAAACTAGCTTTGAAGATGAAGGCGCTACCTTTAATGAAACAGTTAGACTTAAACAAGTATGTAATGAAGCTAAAGTAAAAATTACATTAAAGATTGGAGGACCAGAAGCTATTAGGGATTTAAAAGACTCTACTATTATTGGAGTAAAAGGAATTGTGGCACCTATGGTTGAATCAGAATTTGGATTAATAAAATTCTTACAAGCCACTAAAACTCATATATCAAAAGATACTTTAAGTTCATTACAGTTAAATGTAAACTTAGAAACAATAACTGCTATGAATAATTCTGATAAAATATTATCTATTCCTGAAGTACAAGATCTGTATGGGGTGACTGTAGGTAGAGTTGACTTAGTATCATCAATGGGTAAGGATAGATCTTATGTAAATAGTGAAGAGATTTACAAATTAACAAAACAAGTATTCATTAAAGCAAAAACTAAAGGTTTAAAAGCTTGTTTAGGAGGAGCTGTATCTATTGAGTCATTAGATTTTCTTAAGAAACTACACTCAGAAGGATTACTTGATAAATTTGAAACTAGATATTGTATTTTTGATCCGTCAATAGCATTAAAGAATTTATCTAGAGTGTTAGCTAAAGCTCAAATGTTTGAGTATGAGTGGATGACAAGCAAGCATGAATACTATACTACTTTAGCAAATCAAGATATTAAACGAATTAAAATGATCCAAGATCGTATTAATCAATCTTCTACATTTTAATATGAAGATACTAGTTACAGGAGGTTCTAGAGGTATAGGTAAAGCAATTGTAACCCTATTTAAAGAAAATGATCATAGTGTTTATTCTCCAACAAGGGAAGAGTTAGATCTAACAAAGAATTTTATACTAGTAAAAACTGATTTTGATATTATTATTAATAATGCTGGGATAAATCCTTTAAAATATATTGAAGAAATAGATAATAATAAGGTGATGCAGGTAAATTATCAGTCACCTCTTTCAATTATTCAACAATGTCTTCCTTATATGTTAAATAAAAGTTATGGAAGAATAATAAACATAGGGAGTATTTGGATAGAATTAGCTAAACCTAAAAGATTAGCATATAGTGCTAGTAAAAATGCTCTACATGCATTAACAAAATCAATTGTAGCTGAATACGGAGATCAAGGTATAATAGCTAATACAATATCACCTGGATTTATAGGGACAGATTTAACCTATCAAAATAATTCAGAATTAGAGATACAAAACATAACAAGTCAAATACCTTTAAAAAGATTAGGTACACCAGAAGAAGTAGCAAAATTAGTATATCAACTTACAGTAGAAAATAATTATATAGCAGGACAAAATATAATAATAGACGGAGGATATTCATGTACAATACTATAGAAATACAATCAAAAATTAATAACTATAATATTCAGTTTGTAGATACTCTTAATAACATACAGTCTCTCATTGACCAACCTAATACTATTACTTTTATAGATAATAATGTTTCTAAATTATATCCTGAATTGTATAGAGAAGAAAATATTAGGATAGAATGTAATGAAAATACTAAGACCTTAGAGGGTACATATAGTATTTTTGATACTTTAATTGAACGAAAAGCTAATATACAAACTAAATTAGTAGTAATAGGAGGAGGTATTTTACAAGATCTAATTGGGTTTTGTGCTTCAATATATTGTAGAGGAATTCAATATGCTTTAGTTCCAACAACTTTATTATCTCAAGCTGATAGTTGTTTAGGAGGGAAAACTTCTATAAATGTTAAAGGTAAGAAAAATATTTTAGGAACATTTTATCCACCTAACAACATTTATATTTGTACTGAATTTTTAAAAACTTTATCTACATTAGACTATTGTAGTGGATTAGGAGAGATATATAAATTTCATATACTAGAAAATAGAATTGATCAATTTGACATTGATGGAGATATAAATGATATGATATATAAAGGATTATTATTTAAAGGAGATATACTTTCTAGAGATGAATTTGATAAAGGAGAACGTAAGTATTTAAATTTTGGACATACATTTGGACATGCCTTAGAAACCACATCACAAAATAATCTCCCTCATGGTATAGCTGTTATTTTAGGAAGTATGATTGCAAGTCGAATTACTTCTAAATTAGAATATAAAGTACCTAATTACAATCAACTCCTTGAAAAAGGAATAGAATTAATACATCAATCAAATATAAAATTAGAACAGTCTTGGTTTAATTTAGAAAGTCTATTAGAAATAGTAAAATCAGATAAAAAAAGTACAGGAAAGTTAACAATGGCTCTATCAACAGACCATAACTTTCTTCAAGATATAGAAGATATAAAAATAATAAAACAAGTATTACAAGAAACATATGAGAGTATCTGATTATATAATACAATACTTAAGAGATAAATACAACACTGATACTATATTTACTGTGTCAGGAGGGGGATGTATCTTTCTTATAGATTCATTAGGGCACACTGAGGGAGTTAATTATGTAGCTACTCATCATGAACAGGCAGCAGCAATAGCAGCAGAAGGTTATGCTAGAATGAATAATAAACTAGGAGTTTGTATAGTAACAAGTGGACCTGGAGCTACAAATGCAATGACTGGTACTCTATGCAGTTGGCTAGATTCAATACCTGTTATTGTTATTAGTGGTCAAGTTAATAAAGAGCTAACAACAAACTACACAAGACAGTCATTAAGACAGTTAGGTGATCAGGAGTACAACATAGTAGAGTCTGTTAAAAATATGACAAAATATGCAGTGCAGGTTAATGATACAAATGATATAAGATTTCATTTAGAAAAAGCTTGTACTTTAGCAACAACAGGAAGATCAGGTCCTGTATGGTTAGATATACCTCTTAATATACAATCAGCTGAAATAAATCCTGAACAACTACATGGATATAATGAATTTATTGAGTTTCCTCAAGCTAGTAAATTAGATATAGAACAAGTTATTACTAAGTGGAATAATGCAAAGAAACCCTTACTATTAGTTGGTAATGGAATAAGATTATCAGGAGGGGTAAATGAGTTAAGAGAATTACTAACTAAAACAAACATACCAACTATCTCAGCTGTAAACGGAAACGATATAGTAACTTCAGACTATGAACATTATTGCGGTAGGTTTGGAACACATGCTCAAATTAGCGCTAATAAATTATTAAGTGAATGTGATTTTCTATTATCAATAGGAAGTAGGTTATATGTGAGACAAACAGGATATAACTTTAAAGGATTTGCTAAACAAGCTTATAGAATATATGTTGACATAGATAAAAATGAATTAGACAAACCAACTCTATTTCCCGACCATAAGATACATTCAGATGCTAAAGATTTTATTAATAAGTTGTTACAAGAAGATATTAATGTAAGTAATTTAGAATGGTTAGCAGAATGTAAAGAAAGTAATAAAGCTCCTAAAGTATTGCCTAGACATAGAAATAAAAAAGGTAGTGCTAGTGTTTATGCTTTTATAGAACAATTATCAAAAGTTTTACCTAAAGATCATCATGTTGTTACTAGTGATGGCTCAGCTAATGTAGTTACTATGCAAGTGATGGATTTAACAGGAAATCAAAGATTAATTACTAATACAGGGTGTGCTCCTATGGGTTATGGCTTACCAGCTGCTATTGGAGCTGCTACACATAATAAAATAGTTTGTATAGAAGGAGATGGAAGTTTACATTTAAATATTCATGAATTACAAACTATGAAACATTACAATCTTCCTATTAAATTAATAGTAATTAATAATGATGGATACTTATCTATAAAAGTATCTCAAAAAACATTCTTTAATGGTAACTATGTGGCATCAGAAAAGAATAGTGGTGTATCATTTCCTAACTATGAGAAAGTAATTAAAGCATATGATCTGCCATACTACAGTATAAAAGATAACGATACCATACAACCAACCCTAAATAAATTCTTATCTCAGGAAGGTCCATGTGTGTTAGAAATCTTTACTGATCCTGATGAGTTCCATGAACCAAAGGTAGTAGCAAAGCTAGATGCAGAAGGAAAATTTATACCCGGAGAGTTAAGTAACATACAATGGATAGAATGAAAATATTAATAACAGGAGGAAATGGTTATGTGGCTAAAAGTTTAACAGCTGCTTTAAGAAATACACATGAAGTGTATGCTCCAACAAGACAGCAGTTAAACTTAATAGACAGTAAAGCAATAAACACTTGGTTTGAAGACAAGTATTTTGATGTAGTTATTCATTGTGCAGTTGTAGGAGGCAGTAGACTTAAACCAGAAGATTCATCCATTATGGACCAAAATCTTCAAATGTACTACAACTTACTAACACATAAAAACAAATACAACAAGTTTATTAACTTTGGATCTGGCGCTGAGTTATTGCAAAAAGACACTCCGTATGGTTTAAGTAAACATATTATTTATAAATCTATAATAGAAAAAGAAAACTTTTACAACATAAGAATATTTGGAGTATTTGATGAAAATGAATGGGAAACTAGATTCATTAAAACAAGCATTAAAAAATACATTAATAATGAATCTATGGAAATTCATCAAAATAAATACATGGATTTCTTTTACATGGAAGATTTGGTTTCATTAGTAGAATTTTATATATTAAATAATAATTTACCTAAAGAAATTGATTGTACTTATTGTGAATCAAAAACACTGTATCATATAACTGACATAATTAATCATTTAAATGGTCATCAAGTTGAAATTAAACTAAACAACTCAGGTATAGGAACAAGGTACATAGGAAAATTTACTGACTTAGGAATAAATTATATTGGATTAGAGCAAGGTATTGTAAAAACATATAATAAATTAAGAAATGAATATTAAACTTAGACTGCATTTAATGCCTTGGGAGTTAGACTCTGCTTTATTAACATGTAATCAGTTAGTTAAATCGTTTTATCATTTTGATAAAAAAGATAATGTGATTTTAGAATTATGTTTAAATCTTTCTAGTTATATGATTAATTGGAATGAATCTAAATTATCAAAAGAATTTTTTATAGAAAAATATAAAAATTTAGATTTTTTATTTCCTACTGAATTTAAAAGAACCTTAAAAATATATGATGGTAGTGAACTATATGGGCATTTAGATTTTGAAAGAGAATCTATATCACCAGAAATAGATGCTTATATAAATTTATGTCCTGATATGATATTTAGTGAGTATGTAATAGCTTATATGATTGAAGGAGCTAAACAAGTAAAAAATAAATATTTTGTAATCACCCCTCAAATTCCTAAAATGTGGGATAGTTCATGGGATATTTTAGTTAATCCTATTTACAATAATATTCCATATGGAAATAGACTTAATTCATTTGAAATAATAAATAATCAAGATAACTTAAACCAAGAAATATCTTTACAACCAATAAATTGTTTTAAGTATGCTGGATGGTTTGACTTATATAGTAAATCATATGTTGAGGACTTAGCACCCATTTGGGATGAATGGAAAGGTAAGGGAGGATGGGACACATATTCAATGAATGTTAGTAGTTATTTTAAACAAATAAGAGGAGATGTTCAACAATATGTTTTAGAAGGACAAACAATATACAGATTATCATATTGTAAAAATTTTGAAAACTTTAGTTTATATTCTTATTACAAAAACAATATTAAACTAAACAATACATGGAATAGTAGAGATACATTTGATGAAAATATTTCTTCTTACATTCAAAAAAGAATAAGTAAACTTGGAAATTTAATAAACAATTAATATATTTAAAGCATGAAAAATGTATATGATATAACAAATGAATTTGAAAGGCGCTTAGGTGAATACACAGGAGCACCTTATGTAGTGACTGTTGACAATCAAAGTAACGCTTTATTTTTATCTTTATACTATGAAAATTATGTTAAGAAAAGTATTCATGTAAATGAAATTACTATTCCTAATCGAACATATCCCTCAGTACCATGTGAAATTATTCATGCTGGATTGAAAGTAAAATTTAGACAAGTTAAAGGAAAAACAATTAAAGGTGCTTACAATTTAGAAGGTTCAAATGTTTGGGATTCAGCTTTATCATTTACAACAGAAATGTATAAAAAAGGAACACATATGTGTATTAGTTTTACTGGTCCATTTAAACATTTTAAACTATCTAAAGGTGGAGCTATATTAACAGATAGTCATGACGCTTATCTTTGGTTTAAACGAGCAAGATATAGTGGTAGAAGAGAATGTTCATATCACGATGATAATTTTGATATGTTAGGTTGGAATTTTTATATGATGCCTGAATTAGCGGCTCGTGGATTGTTACTAATGAATCAGTTTTATAATGGCGAAACCCCCAAACAAAATGAGGACTTAGAAATGCCTTATCCAGACTTATCTAAATTTGAAATTTATACTAAAGCAAATAGATAATGGTAGTAGGAATAATGCAACCCTATTTCATGCCTTATATTGGCTACTTTCAACTAATAAATTCAGTAGACGAATTTGTTATATATGATAACATTCAATATACTAAAAAAGGATTTATTAATAGAAATCGTATTTTATCTAATGGAACAGACCAATTATTCTCCCTACCCTTAAAAAAAAATTCAGATTATTTAAATGTAGTAGAACGAGAATTATCTGGGTTATGGGAGAAAGATAAAAACAAAATCCTAAATACAATTAAATCTTCATATAGTAAGGCTCCTTATTTTAAAGAATCATTTGATTTAATTTCAAAATGTTTAAATAATCCTGAAGTTAACCTATTTAGGTTTATATATGATAGTATTGTTTTAGTAAATGAATACTTAGATATTAAAACTAAAGTAATAATTTCTTCTACAATAGATACAGATCATACTTTAAAATCACAAGATAAAGTATTAGCAATATGTAAAGAAAGAAATGCTACTCAATATATAAACTCTATAGGAGGAGTAGAATTATATGATAAAGAAACTTTTAAACAAAACAAAATTAAACTTAATTTTATCAAATCAAATCCAATCCAATATAAACAATTCAATAATGAATTTATCCCTTGGTTATCAATAATTGATGTACTAATGTTTAATTCAAAAGAACAAATAAATAAATATTTAAACGAATATACTCTAGTATGAAGTGGAAAAAATTAGGACATATATTTGATCCAACAACATGGAATGATGGAATTGATAGACCTTGGATGAAAACTCATTCTCAATGTACCCATGCTTTAGTTTTAGATAATGTAGTTAGAATATATTTTTCTTGCCGACCAGAGAATGATGAGAATGGTTTTGCAAAATCATACACAACATTTCTAGACTTAGATAAAAATAATTTAACTAAAATCATTCAAGTATCAGATAAACCAGTAATGTCTCTAGGTGAATTAGGAACATTTGATGAATTTGCAGTATACCCCTCTTGTAACATTAAACATGAAGATAAAATATTATTCTATTATGCGGGTTGGACTCGTTGTCAATCTGTACCATTCAATACCTCAATTGGATTAGCAATAAGTGAAGACAATGGAGAAACATTTAACAAAATAGGACCAGGACCTATATTATCAGCAGACACGTTTGAACCTTTTGTCTTAAGTGGACCTAAAGTTAGAAAATTTAACGATAAATGGTACATGTTCTATTTAGCAGGAACAAAATGGATTAACTATAATGGCAAACCTGAAATAATATATAAAAACAGATTAGCAATTTCAGACAATGGAATAAACTGGAAACGACACAATCAAAATATAATCCCAGACATTTTAGATGAAAACGAATGTCAAGCTGGACCTGATGTATTTTATAAAGATGGGTTGTATCATATGTATTTTGCATATAGAGAAGGTTTAGATTTTAGAAATATACCTGGAAGAGGATATAAAATAGGTTACGCTACTTCAACTGACTTAATTAATTGGGAACGTAAAGATAAAGAAGCAGGAATAGAATACTCAGAAACAGGATGGGATAGTACAATGCATCATTATCCTCATGTTTTTGAAGTAAATGGAACTCATTATATGACCTTTAATGGAAACGATTTCGGAAAATATGGTTTTGGATTAGCAATATTAGAACAATGATCCCAACATTAAAACATGTACAACAACATTTAATAACATGCTCTAATACTTTTGTACCTAGTTTAGATAGTTATGTAAACGTTAATGAATATTCTAAAAAAATATTTGAGCAAGCTATATTATTTACAAAATTTGATGGTGATAAATTAGTTGGTTTAGTAGCGGCATATGATAATCCAACTGAACAATTTGGATGGATCACTAACGTTAGTGTAGACCCTGAATATTCTGGAAAAGGTATAGCAACTGAATTATTAAATAGATGCTACAAGTACTTTAAAACTAAAAAATATTTTAGTATATTCTTAGAAGTATTTGTAAACAATGATAAAGCAATTAAATTATATATTAAACAAGGATTTACTAATTATAAAATAAAAGAAAATAAAATGATATTAAAACAACAATTAACTAAAAGAGATTATAACAAGGAATTTAAAGACACTTCAGATCACAAATATGCTTATAATTTTGATTTTGATGTAATGCATCATTATATGATAGAATCATTTAAACCTCATTTTATTAAGGGCAATTGTCTTGAATTAGGAAGTTTTAAAGGAGATTTTACTAAACGTCTTATTCCTTATTTTGATGATATTACCTGTATAGAAGCCTCTGATGAAGCTATTAAAATATCTAAACAAAATTTAAAAGATAATATTACATATTGCAATTCATTATTTGAAAATGTTGAATTACCTAAAAAGTATGATAATATCATTTTAACCCATGTCCTAGAACATATTGATGATCCAGTAGGATTATTATCAAGAATTAAAAATGAATGGCTATCAGAAGATGGGAAACTATTTTTAGTATGCCCTAATGCAAATGCTCCTTCAAGACAAATAGCAGTTAAAATGGGCTTAATCTCCCACAATTCAGCTATTACCCCTGCTGAAGAGGAGCATGGACATAAAATTACTTATACTTTAGATACCCTAGAAAGAGACACTAAATTAGGAGGACTAAATGCAATCTATCGCTCAGGTATATTTTTTAAAGCACTTGCTAATTTCCAATGGGACCAATTACTTAATACAAATATTATTAGTAAAGAATACTTAGATGGTTGTTACCAATTAGGTCAACAATACCCCGATTTATGTTCTAGTATTATGTTAATTTGTAAAAAATGAAAATACATATTTATTATAGACATACTTCAAATAATAATCGAAATCATAGTAGACCCATATGGTTTAGTTATGAAAAATGTTTCCATAATCTCCTTAAAACTATAGAAGGGTATGAAAATATTTCTTTAACATTAGCTTTAGATGGAAATATAGATGATGATTTTACTAAAAACTATCAAGATAAATTTACTTTATTTCCTACTAATTATAAATCAAGTTTACTTTCATATAGAGCCCTTTTAGAATATATTAAGGAACAACCTATGGAACCCAATGAGTTAATTTATTTTCTTGAAAATGATTATCTACACGTAGATCATTGGGTAGAAAAAGTAGAAAATTTAATTGAAACATATAGTGGTTTAGATTATATTTCGTTATATGATCATAATGATAAATACTTCCACCCAATGTATGATAATTTAGTATCAAAAATAATAACAACTCCCCTCCATCACTGGAGAACATCCCCAAGCACTTGTGGAAGTTTTATTATTAGTAGAGAAACTTTTGAAAAAGATTTAGACATATGGACTACTACAGTAGGAGACCATAATACTTTTTTATGGCTGAATGAAAATAGAGAAAGATTTGTATTTACTCCCATTCCCGGATTATCAACTCATTGTATGGAAGGATTATTAAGTCCTACTATTGATTGGAAACAAATAAATAATAAATAATAAATAATAAGCAACATGAATAAATTAGAAGAAATAGTTAACTACCTTCATCAATATCCCTCAGATATAAATGAACATATTCCAACCTTAATAAAATATGGTTCTGAATGTGAACATATTACAGAAATGGGAGTTAGATGGATAACATCAACTTGGGCTTTTTTGGGGTGTGGTCCTAAAAAATTAATTAGTTATGATTTAGAAAATCCTTCACTTTGGGATAAAGGTAGTATACATATGTCTGCAGATGCCGTAAGTAGAGGATACAATACTATCCAAGAAGTATATGATGTTGCGTCTGAATTTGGATTGGATTATGAATTTATACAAGCTAATGTTTTAGAAGTAGAAATAGAAGAAACAGATCTATTATTTTTAGATACATGGCATTCGTATAAACAATTAAAATCTGAATTAAAATTATATTCACATAAAGCTAGAAAATATATAATATTCCATGATACAACATCATATGCTAACACAGATGAAACTAACTATGAATCTTTAGGTGAAGAATGGAAAGGAGAAGGTATAGGTATATGGAGAGCTATTGAAGAATTTTTAGAATCAAACCCATCTTGGAAATTAATTGAAAGATTCACTAATAATAATGGTTTAACTATCATAGGAAAAAAATGATCTCAGTTATCATCCCCACATACCAATCACCTGAAGCATTAGACTTATGTCTTAAATCAGCAGTTGAAGGACAAACTAACAAAAATCAAATTATAGTAGTTGTAGATGGATTTTATGACATCAACAAAGATGTGTTGGAAAAATACGCTGAATCAATTGATATTCTAAACTTGGAAGACAATGTAGGCCTTTGTCGAGCTACCAACTTAGGCGTTTATAATGCGAAGTATGAGTTGATTTTAATAGTAAATGATGACAATGTATTTCCTCAAAATTGGGACAAAAATTTATTAAAAGATTATGTTCCTAATGCAGTCATTTCTCCAAACCAAATTGAACCTACACCAAGCATGTTTTCTCAATTTCACATAAAAGATTTAGGAAAGTCAGTTGATGAATTTGACTTAAAACGTTTTCAAGAATATGAAAAAGCTTTAAATGATGTGACATATGAAAAAAAGGTTCACGAAACAGGATCTACACTGCCTATTTTCATGTCTAAAGTAGACTATTTAAAAGTAGGAGGATGGGATGAAAATTATCAAGATGGTATGGTAGCAGATTGGGACTTCTTTTTAAAATGTACATTGTCAGGAATGAAAATGCTTAGAACATACAGCGCTCATTTTTATCACTTTGCCTCATTGTCTGTTAATGGAAACAAGAGAATAAATGCTGAAGTCCAAGGTCATGAATATGCTAAGTATAAGTGGTCTTCATACATCAAACATAACTCCCAAAACAACCTAAAATTTTTATAAAATTTGGCTTTCAAAATATTTATTAGTATATTAAAAAAATAAGACTATGCTAACATTTAAACCATACATTTACTACACTAAAGGTGACAGTAAAAAAGAAGTAATTGATAGAGTAGTAGCACCAAGTTACTACAGCGCCTTAGACTATTTTGTTTTTCGCAAACAACTTGATGAGGAAGAGTTTTTAAATTTATATGAGGTAGAAGAATATGAAACTGGACTTAAATAGTTTTGGAAAAAAACTTAAACTTTCCAAACGAGTTAAAAAGGTAAAAGTTTTAACTGAAAAAGAAATGTTTGTTGATTTACTTTCCCGCATTGAAGAATGTTGGACAAGATCAAATTCACTGTATGATAAATTTAAAACCAACCTGCTAGAATATGAGGAGGACTTTTTTTTAATCATTGAAGATTTACTGTTGTTGAAGTTTGGAGAGTGGAAAACAGAACTTATGTTGTGGTACATTTATGGAAGATTAAATGATAAAGGAGTAGTGCAACCGCTTATTCTCCACCACAAATCAAAACCAAATGAAAAAGTTTACCTTAAAAACATAGCTGAATTATGGGAATTTTTAAACCTACTAGAAGAACAAAAACGTAAAGATGAAGAAAAATAAATTGAAAAAAAATTGCATTATGTGTGAAGAGCCAATTCACCCAAAACGATTGGAAATACTGCCACACGCTGTTAAATGTGTCAAATGTTCAAACACAAACAAAAAAGCAGGTGTCACAGTTATGAAAGGAGAAGGAGATCACACCTATTTAGAAACCATAATTATAGAACATGAAGACTACATTAAATATCAAAAGTTAGAAAACAAATTAAAAGATGTAGAAAAACTATTTACTCCAGAAACAGATGATGAGGAAATTGTTGAAGAGGAAGATGACAATGAACTAGAATACTAATATGCCAAAACGGAAAGACTTATTGAAAGAGCAAATATTGCTGGCAATGAAACACACTTTGTCTAACAAGTCAGCAGCTCGCTATCTCAATGTAAGTTACATTCACTTTAAAATGTGGGCCAAACGCTATCACACAGTTGAAGGTGGTCCTTCACTTTTTGAATCTCACAAAAATCAATGTGGCAAAGGCATTCCTAAATTTTTAACAGGCAACAACGCTGCCAAAAGCAAATGGAATGTTTTAGACGTCATTGAGGGAAGAATTTCTCCCAATCACTTTTCTCCTGAAAAAATTAAAGCCAAAATGATTGAAGAAGGAGTGTTGAAGGAAGAATGCAGCATGTGTTCATTTAAAGAAAGACGATTGAATGACTATAAAATTCCACTCATTTTAAATTTTAAAGACAACAATCCAAACCACTACAATTTAGGCAACATAAGATTTTTATGTTACAATTGTTTCTTTTTAAACATAAGCGACATATTCAACAAAAAAGACATAGATCAACTTGAAACGCACAATCCAACAAACGGCACTACCAAAGAAATTGACTTTCAGTTAGACAGCTATCAAAAGCAAAGACTGGAAGAACTTGGACTGTATGATCCTCCCAAAGCAGAAAATGACGGTTCTGAATTCATTTCCAGAATTTAAAATATTTATAATCAGATGCATAAAAGTAAAAAACACAGTAAGCTAGTCAAAGATTATGAAGCGCAAAAATCTCAACATTTAGACAAACTTGCCACTCAAATGTTAAAACGTGATGAAAAATCATAAAAATTAAAAGAAAAACACATTGATTCTAATTTTTTAAATTTATTCTAACTATGAAAATGAAACCTACAGAATTTAAAGTTGACAACATGGAGCA